ACGGACGACCTCGATCTTGCCTGTCTGCGGGTTCTTGACGAGCATGTCAAAACCTCGCGTCTTCGATGTCGGACAGGTCCGGGGTCCGAGAATCTTTTTTCTCGGAACGGAGCGCTTTGCGCGCGGCCGGGGTCAACTGCTCAAGCGGCGTGAGCCACTGAGTGCCGTCCCAAATAGGGAAAGGCCAGACAGTGGCGGGGACAGTGGGCTTCTGGGACATCGCGTTCTCCTTTCTGGTTGCGACTAAGACTTGCGTCTAGGGTTTGGATCTTAACAGCTCCAGTTCGCGTGTCAAGGCCTCGTTGCGAAGTTCTGATTGAATCCACGCGAGCTTCCATTGCCGGGACTCGTCCAGCTTGTCGGCACAGGCCTGAATGAACTCAGTGTGCTCTGGATAGCGGGCGCTCAAGGCGCGTAGTTCGTCAGTCATTTTCACTGTAGGTCTCAATGATTTCGTCTTCCAATGCCATGAACTGATCCTCAGAGAAACTCTGTGTGATGTCAATGGTCCGAGGCTTGCCGCCGGGGCCAACGATCGTGAGCATGATCTTGGTGATCTCGACCATCGGAGGCAGGAGTTCGCCGCGTACTTCGAGAGAAGGCCAGACCTCAAAAGTGAGTTCGACGGGCAGGCTTATCTGCGTCTTGTGGTACATCTTCGTGAGCTTTTCCATCTGCACTTTCCTTCTGTCGGTTGGCCTCGATTCGTGCGAGGAGGGCGGATTCTTCTGAGGCCCTTACAAACGCCTCGCCGACGAGCTTGGCTATGATTTGTGTGAGCGGCATCTCATAGAAAAGCGACATCTCTTTGAGCTGCGCGTGGGCGAGTTCTGGAACGCTGACCGTGTGCCAACGTGCACCGGGGCGCGTGGACGGCGACAAGCGGTACGGGTCCTCGCGCCATTTCTTCTTGGGCCCGATCTTGCGTGGCCGACCGCGCTTCTTTGGCTTAGGCGGCTTGGGTGGTTTCTTCAGGTGATCCAATCCATTGGCTCCTAATCGATCTTTGAACTTGTACTTCTTGGGTTCAACCTCCTTGGGGAGGTTCATCCAATGTTCAATGACCCAGTCTTCTGGGACGCCATAGCCGTTGACGACCTCTCGAGGAACGTGAACGATCTCAAGAGGCCGTGGACCCACCTTGTACTTAGGCGGGATTGGGGGCTGCTTGATGACATGCCGGGGCACCGGACATTCTCCTTTCTCAAAAAAGGGCCGGGGAACGGCCCCGGCCTAATCACCACCTGAAGGAGACAACAGAAACCGAGGTCCATTATGCCGCCTCGCCCCAGGAAGGTCCAGTTTCAACATCAACGCGTGAGGGCACTTCCAGACTCACCGCCTTGGTCATGATGTTCGCTGCTTCGCGGGCCTCGTCCCGTGTTTTGACCGACACGGCCAACTCATCATGGACCTGGAGCAAGAGCTTGAAGCCGGCCTTGTGGAGCGCCACCATGGCGGACTTGGTCTGGTCGGCGGCCGAGCCTTGGATGAGGCGATTGAGGCCTTTGTAGGTGCCGGCACGCTTGATCCGTTGTCCGTAGGCCATGATTGCCTGCTCGTACGGCAGCGCCTTGTTCACGCCGTACTGCACGGGCTCCCAGAGCGGGAAGCGGCACTTGCGGCCCAAGAGCGTGCGGATCGCGCCACCGGAGGCCGGGTGCTCGATGCGGCGCATGACCGCGTCCACCGTGCCGCGCAGGAACGGGACCTTAGCGTGGAAGGTGCCGATGAGCTCGCTCGCCTCTTCCAGGGGCAGGTCCAGGCTGTTGGCCAGCTTCTGTTTGCCCATGCCGTACATGAGCCCCAGGCCGATCGTCTTGGCGGCCTTGCGTTTGATGCCGGCCATGTCCGCGACCATCTGGTGGAAGTCGGTGTTGGGGTCGGCGCGGTAGGCGTCCGCCATCTTCTCTGCGCCAGGGAGCCCGAGGAGCGTGGCGTAGTGCACCAGCAGGCGCGGCTCTTGTGAGGAGAAATCGTTCGCGGCCCAGAGGTCGCCTTCCTCAGGTAGGAAGAGGCTGCGCACCATCGGCCCGATGATCTCGTGCCGGGCCGGAACCTGCTGCAAGTTTGGGTTGGCGGCGGACAGGCGGCCGGTGACCGTGCCGCCGTCCTCGTTTCGCATTTGGTTGAAGTGCGTGTGGATGCGGCCGTCGCGTCGCGCATGCTCGAGGTAGGGTGTCAAGAACGTACCGTGGGTCTTGTTCAGTTCTCGCGCCTCCACGATCATCTTGGCCATCGGATGGTCGTGGCTGTCCAAGAAGCTCTTGGTGAAGCTCGGTGCGCCTTGAGCCGTGCGCGGGTACTCAATACCCAGTTTGTCGAACGCTCTGGCGATGCTCGCCGCCGCCCAGATATCGACCTGCTCTCCGGCCTGCTCCTTGATCGTCTGCAAGATCTGCTTTTCTTGTTGGCGCATGTCCTGGACAAGGCGGTCGCACTTGGCATGATCGAAGCGGATGCCTCGATAGGTAACGTCAATGAGGATGGGCAGTAGCTCCGTCTCCAGGTTGAAGATGAACTCGACGTCATCGGATCGCAGGAGCGCCTTCAGGTGGTGCCAGAGCTTGAGCGTGAGCGCGGCGTCCTGCTCGGCGTACTCGCCCACGTGCATGGCCGGCAGCTTCCAAAGCTCCTTCTTCGCGTGGATGCCGAAGTCCTGTGCGGCTTCCTTCAGGCCCTGCTCGGACTTGGTCTCCTTAAGGTAGTCAAAGCCCAGGCTGTTGAGCGCGTAGCTGAAGCGGTTCTCGTCCAAGAGCGGCGCGGCCAGCATCGTGTCGATGATGCGGCCGTTGACCGTGAAGCCTGAGGCGCGAAGCCAGCCTATGTCGTAGGAGGCGTTGTGGCAGATTTTGTCAGCCGGCGTCGCAAGGACATCGGCCACCCATCGCTCCACAATCCGACGATCAAGGTTACCGCCGCCGCTATGAGCAACAGGAAAATAGCCTGCCCATCCGTCAACGGCAACAGCGTACCCAACAATGTGGCCGTCACGACGAGGCCAGCCTGGGCCCATGGATTCCATGTTGGGATCACAGGTTTCGAGGTCAATTGCAATCTCCTTGGCGGTGGACAAGTTGGGGAAAGACTGTGGAGGAATCCATTCCGACTGTCGCGGAAAGAGGGGCATGGTGTTGAAGTCGCGTTTGGTCACAGCCGAAATCCTTTGCGCTCATCCTTCGGGAGCACGATGTGCAGGGTTTGTTTGGCACGGGTGATGCCGACGTACAGCAGCCGATTCACGTCGTCTGCGTTGCGGTCGTACTCTCGGGCGAACTTGGTGGTCAAGTCCCCCATCAGGAGCACGTTGTCTGCCTCGCCGCCCTTGGCCGCGTGAATCGTGGAGAGCTTGATCGGAACCTTGCCCGTGAGCCGCGTTCCACGGCGCAACACCGCGATCAGGTAGTGGCGCTGGTTCTCCGCGATCTTGGTGAGCGCTTGGTGCCAGATTTCTGTAGAAAGAAGTCCGTGCTTTTCTTTCAAAGAATCGATGGTGTACATGGCAGCCGGGTTAGCCGTGCGCAGGCCTTTGTAGCCGTGTTTCACGAGCTTGGTGTCGATGTACTTGTAAACAGTCCTTACAACTTCAAAAGGCACTTCTTGGCCCTTCCTCAGGCGCTCCCAGCCGATGACGGCCGTGAGCACGGATTCGGGGATGGACCGTTGTCCGTAGCGCTCGAAGAGGAGGCCTTGGCTCTTCAACCACTCGTACATGTCCGAGAGCATGTAGTTGGCGGCCGCGAGGATCAGCCAGTCGCCTTGAGCGACGTTGACGTCGTGCCAGTCCTGGTAGTAGTGGATGCTGCCTGTCTCTTCGCGAGCGCGCCACGCCTTGGGCTGACGCTTCTTGATCCGATGGACCACGGAGTTGGCGAGCTGGTGGATCTTTGCGGGCACGCGGTACGACTGCTCGAGCACTTTGATCTGGCCTTTGAAGTTCAGGAAGCTTTCGACATCGGCCCCGGCCCAAGTGTAGATGGCCTGGTCGTCGTCGCCTGCCAGAAAGCAGCGCTGGGAGCGCAACGCGAGTTGCTCTACCAGCCTCCATTGCAGGGGTGAAAGGTCCTGTGCTTCGTCGATGATGAGCGCCTCGAGCCGTGGCAAGCGCTCCGGCTGCTGGACGATCAACTCCAAGAGGTCGGTGAAGTCCAGAAGGTTGCGGGCGTTCTTGTAGTGCCGATACGCGCGCTCGATGAATTCAAAGTAGTGCCACTCGATCTCGATCTCTGAGCGGTTGTAGTGCTCACGCAGGTCCAGACCCTTGATCCGTGCGATGTTGATCTCGTTCAGAATCGGATGGTCCGTCTTGACAATGAAATCCTCTTCGCCGGTGTCAGTCGCGAGCGTGATGCCTGCCTCGCGTGCGAACTCCTGGTAGTGCTCGACCGCCATCATGTCCTTTGTGCCAAGGCCCAAGCAGCGGTAGGCAAGACTGTGAAGCGTCCGAAACCACGGGAAGTCAGTGTCGGGCTTCAAGTGCGGGAACTTCGCGACGCCACGTTCCTTGGCCTCGTTTGCGGCCTTGCGCGTGAAAGCGAAGTAGCCAATGCTGGCAGGGGCGACACCGGACTCGAGTTCGAGTTCAACGATGCTCAGGAGGAAGGTTGTCTTGCCACTACCCGGGGGGCCGAAGACTTTGGTGATGTTCATACTTTTTCCTGAAAAACCGCCCGTTGCATTCTTTCACCAATCCAACGCACCACCGGCACTGCCCATGAGTTGCCCAGCGCCTTGTAGCGCGGGCCGTCAGCCGCAGACTTGCCGCGGTAGGTGATGAGCGTGTATCCGTCTGGGAACCCCTGCAGGCGCTCACACTCGACGGGCGTCAGGCGGCGCACTTGCATGGATTGTGCAACCGCCATCTGGCCACCGCCGTTTGCATGGCTTTCGGCGTGCCCCATTGCTCGCAGCGTAGGTGACAGGTCTGCGGTCGCATCGGCGCCGTAGTCTTTCGCACTGAACGCCACCGCTTGCGTGCTGCTGTCGGTGTCCAGCGGGCCCGTGCGATCTGCCCATGAATCTGGGTCTTGTCTGGCGTTAAAACCGATCACCGGCGTCTGTCCCTCGTCAAGCGTGCTGTTGATGCCTTTGTGCATGCGCGCCGTCAGGCAGTTGGCGACGGAGTAGGGTTGAGGGACGATCAACTCATCTCGACTGTCACCGCTTCTGGCTCCGTGACTTGGGCTACCGTTCGGAGCGCCTGCTCTAATGGTTGGGGCAACCGCTTCCCCCGCTTCTCTGCTCGGCGGAGTATCCCGGCGCAGGCTTTCGCGCTCAAAAAGAACCGCTGCGGGACTGAACCCGTTTCGAGCACTTGCGACAACGAACACACGGCGGCGGCGTTGGGCCACTCCGAAATATTGGGCGTCGAGGACTCGCCACGCGATTGCTCTTTGGGGTCCAAGCACAACACCAGCGTTTGTCCATCGACCCCTTGGCGCGACGAGCGGAGCATCTTCGCCGGCAAGTCCTGCAAGAAAGCATCCGAAGGCGTTGTCTTTGGTGTTGAGCACTCCGGGGACGTTTTCCCAGAAGATGATGGCAGGTTGATCGCCCCGTTCGCGTCGAACAGCGTCAATTGCATTTGAGACCTCACAGAAAGTAAGGGACAGATTTCCTCGGGCATCATCCAGCGAGCGCCGCATCCCGGCTACGCTGAACGCTTGACACGGCGTGCCGCCGCACAATAGATCCGGCGCGACGATTTCGCCGTTGCGAATGCGTTCAGGCAACGTCGTCATGTCGCCGAGGTTTGGGGTATCTGGGTAGTGATACGCCAGCACTGCACTCGGAAACGGCTCAATCTCAGAAAACCATGCAGCTTTCCAGCCGAGCCGATGCCAAGCGACTGACGCCGCCTCAATTCCACTACAAACGGATCCAAACGTGAGTTCTCTTATCCCCATCAAAACGGGCTCCCTTTCTTCTGTTCAGGCGACTCGAAAGGCGCGTCCTGTTTGGCAAACGCAGGCATGTGCCAGCAGCGCACCGTCCTGTTTTTGATGAAGAGGCTGATCGGCTCACCGCCCAGCTCACGCAGCCGCTGCGCGATCTTCGCAGTGGATAGGCCTTTGAAGTTGCTGCGAAGCAAGTGCGCTTCGAGGTCCTTGATCCGGAAATACACCTGCGCCTCTTCTTCGTTCACCCAAGGCCGGCC